GCTGCTTCCAGCTGCAAGGTAGCAAAGCGTGAGCGGGCTACCTGTACCCACATGATGTCGTCAAATTGTCCGCGTTGATGCTCGTCTGAGTCAATGCCAGGACGAACAGCGATGACGACAGGAATCTCGTCAATGAAATTCTTTACGCGGTCAAGGAGAAGATTGCTACGCTCTGGGATGAAGAGGATGGTTTCGTTCTTATCCACATAGCGGAATACCTCAAGAAGACGCTCAGAGTTGCGAGCCTCGTAAGGTCCACGGATAACAGACTCATGCTCTGGGAAATCGTTGCATAGCTCGCGTACAGTCTTCTGGTAGCGACGGGTATAGGACGTCAGCTTGCCGAAGCGGTCCCACTCTGGGTATGCGCCAATTGGGTTGTCCAAGCGAATCATTGGACGATTGTTTTCAAAGTCAGGCTCGATGATGAAAGGCAGCATGCCGTAGGTCAAGTAGCGGTCAGCGCCTGTGTACATCTGGGTCTGCAAGTTGCAGGAGTCACGATAGCCAGCGGCAATCATGGTGCGCTTGTCAGCGCGCTTCTTAGCGCGGTCTGAGATAGCGTCAGTTGAGTCACAGTTAAAAGCAGGAAGTGGAGCGATAACTTCGGCTACGTCGCGGGCAGCGATATCGATGAAGTTAGCCACCATAGGCTTGGGATAGTCAGATGAGAAAAGGTCAGGGAATACCTGTTGGATATTTCCTTGACGAATTGAAAGCAGGTCTGCCCAGCGGGCATCACGAAGATGGTAGTGGTCGCGCAGCTTGCGGACCTTAATACCTAACTCATCTATATCCAGTGCCATACCAGGTTCCTCCATTAGATGCCATTTGCTCTTGCAGCTTGGCGTACTCTTCTAAGTCCACAACTCGACGCTTGGCGAGCTGTCCTTTTGTTACAAACGGGTTCTTCACAAAAGAACCACCGTATGCGCCGGACTGATTGAGATAGTCGCGCATCTGCGTCTCTGCAAACCAGAGAGCCATTGGTCCGTCCTGCTTAGCCTTGGTGCCGGCAGACCAGGTAATCAACTGCTCGATAAGAGCCTTGATGTGTTCGTTATCGGCACGGGGCAATTCCAATAAGTTAGAACCTCTAATGTGTTTGCCTTGGTTGTCCAACGTGCCGAAAAGCTGTGCCATGGATGCGACGCCATACTCGGCGTCCATCTTGTTCGCACCAGTGTAGTGCTGCACGAGGCGGATGCCTCGGGTGGCAAGAAACTTGTTAATCTGTTCGTCTTGGGTGAGGAAGAGCTGAAAGGCGTTCTTCTCAATAACCCAGACCTTAGGCTTGTACTTCTCAGTCCAGCTGAAAATCAAGTCACGAATCTGCTGAGGCGTAGGGGCTGGCATACGTGAGGCTTCCAGCAAGTAACGCTTCTGGGTAGTTCTATCTCCAGCTAGCACGACGGAGAATGTATCTCCTGACATGGCTGGGTCCATGGAGCAGACAATGTACTGGTCGTTAAGCTGAGCGGGCTGGCCCGGTGCGCCTGGGATAAGCGGACCCACGGGACGCATTCCGCTGACAGAACCGCGTACATTCTCGGGTGTAAAGATAGCGGTAGACTCAACATCTTGCTGCTGGTACACCATAGCCCAAGTCTTTGGGTCAAGGACACCACGACGCTTCTTGAGGTTGTTACCATCCCAGCGCGGATACAATCCATCTGCATCTGGTTCTGTCTCATCGCCTGACCATGGGCGGTCTGACTTAGGCCAGAGCGTTACCCAATCTTTGGCTTCGTCTGCAAACTCTAGGACAGCCGGCATAGCTAGGTACGTCCAGGGCGATTCCCCTTCAGGGTATCGGTCTGGGTTACGCATCTCTCGGTACAAGTCAACTGGGTCAACGCGTGTACCTACAACCAGAATCTTGCCGGTAGGTCCCACACGAGTCAGGACTTCCTGCTGAATCCAACGAATCTGCTTCTCGTACTCATTAGCATTTGAGAGAGTCACACAGTCATCAAGAATAATCAAGTCGGCACGGGCACCGTAAATCTGCCCGCCAATACCCAAGGCCTGAAGGGTTGGGTCTTTTTCACCTGAGTCGCGTTCAATGTAAATTGCGTCTTGGGTCCACTTCTCAGCTGTGGCTTTGAAGCCTTCCACTGGAGCGTACCGCCTCTGCAACTCTGCCCACTGGGGCGCAGTCAGTCTTTGCTTGACGGCGTAAAGGAATTCCTTGGCCATCTGCTGGGTCTTAGAGACAAGCTTGATTCTTACATTTGGGTCTGTGACAATTCTGTAGGTCACATAATCAATACTGACCGTCATTGACTTGGCATGCTCTGGAGGCATGTTACAGAGGACGTAGTTCTTGAAGCCCTTTTCGTAAATCATGTTTGGGTGAAGCCAGGCTGGCTGGCCTTCTTCCAGAAGGGAGACTATGTTGCGCTGGTGCGGGAAGGTCTGGCTGGAGAGGTACTTGGTCCGAAAGTCCTCAAAGCTGATATTGGCATCTTCCTCAGCCACCTTGCCGGCACGACGCTTGATAACTCGGGCGAGGTCAATCGCCTCTTTGAATTGAGGGTCGCTAGCGCGGTAATACTCATATGACTTGACAGACTTGCCGACTGCGCGGCAAGCGTCTTCCACAGTCACGCCTTCTTCAATTAGCGCGAGAAGGCGCTTCTTGGCGTCCGGGGCGGACAAGGTAGCACCTGGGGCTAGCTTGTACGCACTGCGGTCAGTCACCTCGCTGAGTTTTTTTGCCATTGGGTAAAAATCCTTTGGGTGGTGCTGCCTATGGGCAGCCTTTGGGTTATCTTTGGGGGGCGCCCCCTAGGCGCCAAAAAAAACTTTTTTGCTTAATGGGAGCCTGCTGTGCTTACGGCTCCCTAACCCGTTAAGAGCCAGCCTCAGAGGGCTGGCTAGTAATACCCACCGTTCGTCTCAGCGGCATCTTCGCTGTGAGGCTCAGCTGCCTAGAGCCGAACGGGTAGACGTGTTTTATTTTATCCCCTATATATATTAAGGCGGGATAAAACACGCTTATCCCGCTTTTGTAGGGGTGATTTATGTCACACGCTCTATAGTCAGTATTTTATACTGGTTTTAGCGTAAAAATATTTTCTGATGGGTAGGGGTGAATCTCATTATTTGAGACAAATAGGGGTGCGCCGCTGGCCTATATTTAGAAAAAATATTTGGGTTGATAGTAATAGTAATAGTCACCCATAGTTAAAAACCCCGGCGTTGAGCACCGGCGAAATGACGTCGGATTCGTTTCCGAATCCCATAGGGGCATTACCGGGCGCGCTTTCCGGCGCGCTTCCGACTCGTTGTGGGGTGGTCAGTGCCCGTTATTGGTATGTTACCGCACGGTAACAACGCGTTCGGGCGTGTTGCGACAGGGTGGTGAGGGGACTGTTTCACAGCCTCGAACCGGTGCCGGTGCCTGCAATTGGTGCCAGGAATAGGGAACCGAATCGGCGCCTAATCCGTCTAACCTAATGAGCAGGCAAGGTGCCGGACTCGTGAGAGGATAGAAAAATGAACCTAGAAGAAGCACTGGCAAACTTGAAGCCTGAACCAATGACAGCCGATGAGATAGCCAGATGGCATGAATTTATCGATAAATTGACAGCGCCAGGCGCCTAAATCGTTATGAAATCGTTATCAAAATCTGACGTTATGACTTGCATTCTTGCCAGATTCCGGCTGTAATAGTGCTAGTGGATAACAGTATCCACGCTCAATGAACAGGACTAAACTATGTGCTATATCGTCGAAATTCGCGGACGTGGCGTAATGCCCCATGAATTCGCCACTAAGCAAGAAGCGGAAGACTACGCCGTTACGATGACAGTGTGGCAAGGTGGACAGTATCGAATCTCCCGCGTACGTCGTGGACTAGTGAAGGTGGAAGCATGAGCCGGCGCTATTTATTGACCCGATTCATGGTCCGCGCTGTCTTCTGGACCGCGCTACTATGGTGCATATGGCAAGTAGTGACTCATCTATGGTGGACCGGTTCCGGCTTCACCTGGACTACTAATCCATTCGGGAACTAATGCGCGCCTACTGTCCACCGGTTCGCCGGTGGATAGTGGGAGAGTCTTAGCAACTCTCACAACTACTACAGAATAGGACTAAAAGAAT